GTTTGCCTGAGGTGCGGTCCATGCCGTTCATTGTTGAGGACTCGGCGTTGAGGTGTCTTTTCCGGTTTCCGGTGAGACGTGGTTATGGCCGTTATAGATGACGCGATCCGCCTGCATAGAGCGGGTTTTATCCGTGATGTCACCCGTGGCGAGGATGTTCCCGTTCACGGTGACATCGCCAATGATGTTGAGGCCTTCTTTGGTGACCAAGGTGGTGGTCCCTTCGCCGGGCAGGATAATTGTCAGGGCATGATGTTTGCGGTCATAACTGAAATCGGCACCGTCGGCGAACAGAACCCGACGCACCGAGGCCCGACTGTCCGTCGCCGGATAGGTATTTTGATAAATGGCTGGCAGCACCACACCCAGCTCAGGCTCACCGCAGGGGCTTAACAGCAACACCTGCTCACCCACTTCTGGGCCCAATAATCAATGTCCGGTCCCGCGCGGTGAGTCAGCCATGGCACCCAGCCCGTGGTCAGCAATCCTGCTGCCACTTTGACTTTACCGAGGTCTTCATCGGTCTCCACAATCACCCCGGTCATCAGCAGATTACTGAGGCGACGCTCCAGCTCAGCGAGGCGTTGTAAAATCGCTTCCGTCATCGCTTACCTCCAGATAATGGTCTTCCTCACCGAAGTGGTTGGGGTCATTACAGACATACACCTCAGAGGGCAGCACGCCGCCCTGCCAGATGTCCTCACCGACTGTTATTACCTGCTGCCACGTGATGGCCCACATGGCCACACCTTGCTTATCAACCCGACCAGAAAAGAGGTTCTCGGCCTTGGCATCCGTTGCACCGCTCACGGCAGACAGTGTCCAGCGATGACCGGGTATCAACGTCAGCAAGGCTTCAACAATCGCCAGTGCAGATTCATCTTTGGGCAATTTCCGCCTGTCACTGGTCATCACAAAGGCAGCCAGTTTGACGGTTAGCTGCCGCTCGCCTGTTTGGATAGGCACCACCTTGGAGAACGCCATAATGGCAACTCTGACGGCAGGCAGTTTGGTGGCAATACGCCTCAGCTCATCGAGGTTAAACCGCCCCGGATGGGCATCGACGGCCGAGAGTTCCGGCAGTGCCTCTTTGATGGTGTCAATGATGGCGTGTCGAAGGGCCAACAGTCTCATGCTGCCGCCCCCAGTAATTCGTCCGCCCATGCTTGCAATGCCGCCTCGAGTTGAGCCACGTCATCCGCATTAACGCCAAGGTATTCACGTTGGGGGATCTTGCGTTTTTCATCGCCATATTGATGCGTCGCGGCATAAACAAGGTTGCTGCCCACTTCGGCCAATCCGTCATCGACGACAGACACAATCGAGTCGACCAGATGGCCTTCGTTCTCAAGGAGTTTATGGTTGGTATGCCGGGTATCGGCATAGCTGTCTGACCAATCTGGCCAGAGGTCATAATCAGGGCTGAGTTTTGTGTGTTCGAGGCGTTCACGGGTCTGGCTTTCAACGAGGTTCGCCAGTGCGCCCATCAGGTCGTCGGTGTCGACACGGGCCAGTCTCGCCAATACGCGATTCAGCCGCTCCACACCTTTGAGTTCAATCGCTGCGCCAACGGCCATCAGAAGCTCCTCAACCCGTCACGGGAAAATAGCCTTGGGTTTGAAGTGACAATGACGTCCTCTGCATGCAAAGCATCATCATCCTCTTCATCAACAGGCAGCAGCTCAATCCGTCCTTTCGCCACACCCTCGAGCCACTGGATGGCATCCTCAAAGCGTTGGCGTTTTTCATCGGTGGCCCCGCCGCCATCTTCGGACAGCCAATACAGGGCAATGTCGATGGTCAGCCGTGTCAGCACCTGTGGCGCCTCATTGAGGGGTAAGGCATAGCGGCTACCCAGATAGGAATCAATCAGCCCGGCCGCATCGGTCAGGCTTCTCACCACGCAGGCTCATCCAGTTCACCGTCCTGATGGGCCAAGGTATACAGCACGTCCTCGCCATAGCGGGTCAGGATGTCATTGACAGTGGCGTAGCTCATGCGTTGGCAAGCCTTGTCTGGTAAACCGCCCATGCCCTGTCGCGTTGTGCGCCGCTGATGTTATGACCCAGCAGCTTTTCTACCGCTCGGACACTTGGCTTTTTGTCCCCGTTCAGCATCCCCATGACTTCGACAATGTCATCAAGAAACTCATCGGGTTCGTCACTGAGCTCCTCGGGCAAGTCTTCACTGATGAGCAGGCCCGCCTCCGTTTCTAAAAGCGCCAGCTGCTGGCTGTCAAAATCGGACGGGTCGAGCGTCAGGCCTTCAAACGGGATATACACCCCTGCCCGTCGCATGCCGGGACGTTGCCTTGCCCGGATAAAGAATGCATCTGCCATCGTACCTCCTTGAAAAAGGCCCCCATGGCGGGGGCAAAGGTCTTCGGGTAGGAATTACAGGAAGTCAGGAATAACGAGTTGGAACTTGCCGCGCATCTCGTTCGAGACCGTGTTGCCGTCATCGGCGAACAGTTCACGCTGGAGCAGCTGGACCGCGGTTTTCTCTAACGAAACCGGAATGACCAACATGTTCGGTTTAATGCCAAGCGGCCTGCCGCCTCCGCTTTGAACTGACGCATGGCACTGTAGGCTTTCCAAAGGTTGTCGAGGTTCAGCTCCGCCTTGATGCCATAGGCCATCTGCCAGAACCCAAAGCCGACGTTGCAGCGAAGGTCCACCCCGTAGCGATACATTTTGCGCATGAAGACTTCTTCATCGTCTTCTTTGGTCATCGCCACGAACTTGGGTTTTTTCCGCTCCTGATAAATGATGGGTTTAATGGCGCGGGTGGTGTCCAGCAGGTACCACGCCTCCCCCTCATAGGCTTGATCGACCATGATGTTGGCCACGCTGCCATCTTTGCCCTGCCCGTCTACTTGGTCGTTCACCGGGTGGTCAGGGTCAAAGAAGTACTGGCCGTCATAGCAGTGGGTAGCAAAGCCCTCACGCAGCAGCGGGAAGACCATCTCATCAGGGAACGCAGCAGTCGCCCGCCCCATCTCCTGCATCATTGGGCTGTAGATACCAAGGTTGTCATCCTCGATATCGGTGCGTTTAACGCCAACGGTCGATTCAAAATCCTTGTTAAAGATTTGGTAGCCATGGGCTTCCATGTCTTTGATGACCCTGTCGCCGACCCACTCGCGGAACCCCGGCCATTGGCCGAGCCAGCCGTAAGTGTTCGAGGCGGTGGAGGACTGAATGACGGTCGCCACTTTGTTGTATTGCGGCGTGGCCATCCCAAGGCGCCCTGAAAGGACGACTTGAAGCCGGTAAACAGGCTCTTAATGAGCTGGGGAGTAATAATCGCCATCAGTCAGTCTCCTTCGCGGCGGTAAAGTCGGTCTCTTCAATGCCAAGGAGTCGGCAGGCCGTGCGCTCTTCCTCGCTCAAGGTGTCACGGTTTATGGCTTATCATCAAGGCCGCTGTCCTCACCAATTTTTGGCGAGTTATCGATGTAGGTTTCAAAGCGCTCAAGGCCGCCCTCCATCTGGCAGCAGATACGGTGATAGTCGACCGTGGCTGGGGTAATGGCCCCCACTTTGAGGGCCTTGTTCAGCGCCTGTTCGATTTGCTGGTTCAGGGCGGTTTCTTCTGCCGTTTTGAGTTTGTCTTCGGCAGACTGGGCACGGTTTAACGCCGCATCATGGTCTTCACGGGGGACAAACTTCTCGAGGGAAGGATTGCTCGCCTGATTCATCGCGGTGGCTTTGTCATTGACCAACCGCTCAATGGCCGACACGGCCTGCGCATCGGTTGCCTCAGGGGGCAAACCCAGCGCACTACAGATAGCCAGGGGTAAAGGCATGATGTCCTCTCTGTCAGGGGTATTGCGCCGGTTCAGCGCGGTCAAGTGAAGGTTCGGCTGGTTTGTCAGTCCCGCCGAGTAAAGCTTGAGAATGCGTTTGGATTGTGTGTCGAAGGTAAAGACCGGGGAGAGATAACGATAGGCCCGGTTGCTCACCAGCTGCTCGCCCTCTTGGGTCCACTCGACCAGTCCCCAGATTGACCCACCCCCACGTGCCTGTAAGGCTTTATCCAGCCCACGGCAGGCGCAGGCTCTCCGGCCTTGCCCTTAATTTCGGTGGCATGCTCGATATCAATGGGCAAATCTGCCCCGTTATGGGCAAACGCCGACACGATGGCATCTGGGTTGTCATTGACCCATGCACGGCCATCCCGGCCAGTGATATCAGCACCGGCTGGGATAAATTCCGCCCACTGCGGTGCGCCGTCCGTGGCAGGCTCAGCAATGGCAGTAAGGTCAGTGTTTAACGCGAAGGTTTCAGTATTCATGCCCGCACAGTAGCGCGGGCGGTTGGGCGTTGATCAGGTGAAATGGTGCACTTAGCGTTGAATTATTTGATTAAATCTAGACATTATTAGGTTGAGTCAGATGGGAGTTATTCTTAGCTTGCGTCTTTTTGCTCAGGGTTATGAGGAAGATTAGGACGAGTAACCTGCCCACCACTCCCTCAAGTCCCATCATCTATGTGCGATATTTTCAAACAATTTATAAGCAGGCTTCTGGTACTGACCAAGATACAACTCTTTTGTCTATTCCTGTGGAGTAGCCGTTACCATTTTCATCTGCAGTAACATGAGAAACCCAGCCATCATGGATTTTCGATGTAATCAATAAGCTCGATAAATCATCTGGTATAAAGGCTAAATGGCCATCCGTCGAGCCGATCGCTAAACACTGACCAACATGTGCCAGAGACTCTACATCAATATCCACTTTCCCTAAACGTTTCAGGTTCCCTCGCTCATCAAGTTGCGCGAATAGTCCCTCTTTGAAGAAAACAAATACTTCATCATCTTTTTTTATCAAGCCGATAGATTTGATCCCACTTTTCAAACCAAGGATAGGACCATCCCGAACCACGCTACCCGTATCTAAATCAATAACCTTATAAACATTCCTTCGATCTACCGACAGGTGAAAATAGTTACCCGCAACGACGTGTTTATAGTTAGTCGGTTTATTAACGCCCGGAAGTTTGTGTTCCTTTATAAGCTCAAACGAAGGATATTGATAGACCTGTAATGGCATGGTTCTATCAAAAACAACCATTTTATCTTTGAAAATATGCCAACCCGTGTAGTAAGCAGAAGTTCTTGATATATCATCTCTTTTCCAAGTGTATGACGCCGAACTCTCGATATAGTCGAAGAAAAACTTGCCCTTATAGTCTCCTAATATATTGATGATCTCTTTCCCGCTCTCATCTTCTATGAATATTGACCAATCACCATATTCCTTCGTCTTGGTGGTAGAGAGTGTTGAGGTCAACTCTATTAACTCATTATATCCGTCGAAGTCATGAGTAGTGTAAACGCCGTTTTCAAATGCAAGGAGGTTGACTATTACCGCCTCCAAACGTTTTTCACTTTTAACATCGAGCTCTACCGATACTGAGCCAAGCTTTGGAATTGAAAATTTTTGTTCATGCTGTTTACTGCTTTCAGAAGAGCAGCCAGAGAGAAAAGCAACCGATATTAAAAAGAAGAGGAGAGAGAGGTGCCTCATTGCGCGTCCTTATTACGAGCCATAATCGGGAGCACAGATCATACACTCAGGGACCAAAATTAAACTGAGGAAAGATTGGTAAATGCGGACGACCTCAGACAATCCCTACCTCTTTACCAGCTCCGCTATTTTCTGGAGGGGGCTTGAATCATGTTTAACGCGATGGTTTCAGCATTCATGCCCGCACAGTAGCGCGGGCGATGAAGAGTTGATCAAGTTACTTACTAGACTTTTTCTTCCTCGCTTTTTACAGCACTGAAAAGAGTCTTTTTGTCTTCAGGTTTTACAAAAACCTCATCTGTTTTACCACTAATATTTCTATTCCCCTCATTCATTAAATCAACAAATTTATAAGCCATCTTTACATGAAAAAATATTCTTGAGAACTTATGGATAAATAGAAAGGAAGAGAGTAAAACCCATAGAAAAATTGATAAAAATATAGGATCATTTTTATTTACTTCTACAATAAACACAAAAAGATCAAGGTGATATAAAGAGTCAATAATTATAGTGACAGTAATAATGGCCATCAGTGACGCGGTACATAAAGCCATTGATAAACTGAATAAAATTAAAGAGTAAAAATATAGTTTCCTCTCTGAATCTATCGAAAACCCCAATAAGTTCACTGGCTCTATGTATGGCTTCTTATCTTTAAATTTTATCAGGGACCACCCTAACTTAAAGCTACCAAACAAATCGCTTCGATGGGGTAAAGTTGATATATATTTAAATGTTTCATAAGGAATATAACCTTTGTAAACTTCTCTTATATATTCTTCAACTATATGATTTTTTTCATCAAAATCATCATCTTTCAAAGCACTAGCCAAAGAGTCAAGACTCTTAGCCTTATGACTACGACGGCCACTATGAATCGTCCACAACAGACCAAAAAGTGTCATGAAAGATCCTGATATAGATATGATGAGAGCGAAAACACCCACAATTAAAACCCCTCTGGATACAAATCAATTACCATTTAAGATATAAATACCAATTAATAAAAATCATTCTTAATTTCAGTGCGTTATTCCAATAGTTACTCAACACCTAATAGCGCTTTGTATCTTATATGAATTTCATGCATAGCCCAGTTATACAAGAATACTGCGATAATAAGAAAGGTATAAAGAACCCAATCGGATACGTTTACATATTGGCTAAACATGAAAAAACCAAATATGAGCCCTGTGAATGATACGATGAAAAATAATGTCGATATCGTAAGGCTTTTCCAGCGCAAACTATTCCTATCTGCATTTATTAGTTTAATTAAGGTATCGCCACATAAGACACTAAAGACTGCCGCAAAAACAAACATAAGCCAATCGGTGAAGAAGGTTCCATCATTTAATTTTTCGTGAGAGCTATGATAAGAATTACAAAACCAAAGTACACTTCCCGTTACTATAGCCCACGAGCAAATAACAAATCTTCTAAAAATGTTAACTTTCAAGCTCTCTTGAGGATTTCCATTTTTTTCATCAATGACCTCTTTTTTTTTCGTGTATAACTTTACTTCTTTATCGTTGGTATTGTCATTATTAATTAGAGTCTCGGTGTTTACGACCAATGGATAAAAACTCTTCACAAAACGGTATGCATCTACAGGGTTACTTGGACCAAGAAAGCGCTTTAAGGCGATCCCAATGAAAAGGCCTGATAAAGCAGATAAAATCCAGCTAAATAAGACCCATAAAGACATCATTACCCAACCATCACTGCTAAACGTTTCGGACAGAGCCAGTAGTGTCGCATAGACCGTAAAACAACCTAAGACACCGAAAGAAAAATACCAGCAAAAATCAATGAAACCTGCTCGCAGTTCCATCCAATTTGCTCCTCTTCCTTTTAGGTCAGCGTGCAATTCGAACTTGTTATTTTTTACTTCAAGAAACTTTATCCCTCTTTTATAAAATCGAAACAGCTCGCTTGACCTTGGATGATTGATCAAGATTTCGATATGTTCAAAAGGTATATATGTTTTGTATTGAACCTCGATCAACTGTTCTATCACGAACCGCTTCCCAAAGTAGTCTGGCTCCTTGAATGCGTTGTGAATCAGTTCAATGCCCTTGTTTTTGTGGTTTTTCTGCGTATCTCTTATCCAAAAAATTAGCTTAATCATCACCAGTATCACACCCGTAACCGAAGCAACACTGGCAAGGTTAAAATCAAAAGACATAAATAAGTTGAAATCCATAATTAGTTTTAACCTAAAAAGCACTCAAAAAATCATGGCAAATAAGACATCAAAACTTACCGTTATTGACATTTAAGTCATTATTATGCGTGCTTTTTTCCTATTTTTAACTTTACCTAAATTTAGTTTTTATGTATAGATATCTATATTGTTTATTGAAGTAAAGGAACCATAAACCGATATAGTTAGCAAATTTCATAAGTGGTTTTATTTAATCCTACTTTTTGTTATCAAAAACCACTTACAACCATTAAGAAATGGAAAGAATATATTTTTTCACTATCAAAAGCATAATTTTCATAATCAAAGTTTAAGGGTAAGAAATGACGAAAAAGCGTGATACGGTTACTTATGAACTGAAGAAAGGTAACAAAGTTGTTTACGTCGGTACAACTAACAATCCAGATCGTAGGGCAAAAGAGCACAAGTCTGATGGCAAGGATTTCTCCAAGATGGAAATCACGTCTAGAAAGATGACAGAAGATGGCGCAATGAAGAAGGAAGCAGATCGCTTAAAAACTTACAGAAAAAACCACAAAAATAAAAATCCCCAATACAACAAAGATAATGATGGTTAACCAACACCCATAAGTTGCATCTATCACTAGTGGCATCGGTGTTGTAGCCACTAGGTATAAAAGCCCTAAACTAAAAGCCCACCTTCATAGTCGAACCATCCAACTCCGTTTGATAGCCCAGAGATTCTAATTTGTCTTTTACAGGTTGGATGATATCAGTTTCGATCGATGGGCTAATCTCCGAATAGCCTGTATCAACCAACACCTCAGTATTACCTTGGCGAGCAGCATCGCCGATTAGCTTCATACACTTCAGCATAAGAACTGAGTAACCATCAGCTAAAGCTTGAGATGAAATCTCCCTTGCTTCTCTGGCATCAATATAGTCTGCGTTCTCAATCCGCCCAGCGGTGAAACTATTTTGAAGCCTCTTGGTCACCTCTGTATTGATACTCTGATTCGAGGCATCAGCAGCCGACTTTATAAGGTCATGAAGTTCTTCATCTAATCGGAGCTTGAATTGCAGTTTCTGTGTCATAGGAGAAATATAGCAAAAATGGTATTGACATGGGACCATAAGTGGTCCTAACATGCAATGGGACCACTTATGGTCCACTATGGAGTCACTGCTATGACTAAATCGAAGAAACCCATCGTTGAATTCACCGTAAGGTTACCGATTCAAACTGAGCAATGGTTACGAAATCGCGCAAAAGAAAACATGCGTTCGAGACATAAAGAACTGTTGTTTTTACTTGAAAAGACGAGGTTAAACGAGGCAAAACTGTAATAAAGAAGAACCCCATGAGGTGCAACTCATGAGGTCCTATGTCAACACCCTATCAGTAGTAGGAGAATCGACATGAATACCGTACCAAAGAACCTGCATTCGCTCCAAGAAGATATTGATCGTCTGGTCTTCCAATCCAAGGCCTTGGTCATCACACTCTCCGCCCAAGACCAATTCAAAAGCCTGACCGACGAAACCCTTTCATCCGCTTTGTGGCTTCTCAATGACCGTCTGAATGACATTGACCAAGCCTGTCAGCGATTGTTTGAGGAGACAGCATTATGAACGTTATTCCTTTCCAGTTTCAAAATGCCCAAATAAGGGTATTTCAACGTGATGGTGATACATGGTTCGTCGCTAAAGACGTTGCAACTTTACTAGGATATTCAAAGCCTAGGAACGCAATTTCTATGCATTGTAGGGGGGCCCTAAAACAGGGCCTCCCTACCGAGAGTGGTATTCAAGAGATGCAAATCATCCCCGAACGCGACGTCTATCGCCTCATCATGCGCTCAAAGTTACCCGAGGCCGAAAAGTTCGAAGATGGGTGGTTGATGATGTCCTCCCCTCTATACGAAAGACTGGAAGCTATACGCCAGCAGGTCAGATGAAACTCTCGCGGATGGACCTGATTAATCTGGCCATGGAAGCCGAGGAGGAAAACATCCGCCTCAAGGCTAAAGTGGAGGCTGACCACCCAAAGGTTGAGGCGTTCCACCGGATAGCCTGTACCCAAGGCTCAATGTGCATTACCAATGCCGCCAAGGATTTACAGATGCGCCCCAAGGACCTCTTCAATTGGCTATCTGAGAGGAAATGGATTTACCGACGAACGGAGAACCGAAACTGGATGGCTTATCAGGATAAAATCCAAAGGGGCCTCTTGGAACACAAGGTCACAACCGTCAGCAGTGGTGAGTTCGAGAGGACCGTCGACCAAGTCAGAGTCACCTCCAAAGGACTAGCCATTCTGGCCGAACAACTCTCCCCGGTGATACCTACTAATCTGGCTTTACTTCCTCGATAAATGTTAAGGCCCGAAAGGGCCTTTATTCAACTGGTAACATCCCCACAAAACGTTTCAAACATTGAACAAACAAATGTTCACTTATTGCGCAGTTGGTCGCATCGAACTGCCATTAATACTGATCGAGTAATAACTCTATGTTAACTTTCCCATACAAATATCATGGGATAGTTATGGCCTGTCGGGTGCCAAAGTAACCGAGGGTGGTAGCACTTAAATTAAAGCCAATTAATCGGAGCGAACAGTGACAAGTTCTCGACTAAAACAATTCTCAATATCAAATTATAAGTCATTTGAAAGTAGACAGGATATAGATCTTGGAAATTTGAATCTATTCTATGGTTACAATAACACTGGTAAAAGCTCGCTAATAAGAATAGTAAAAATTATTGCTGATAGCGTTAAACCTAAAACCCAATATTTTTATACACCTAGTGTGCTAGATTACACTAGTAACGCAGCTCGCGGTGGTCTATTTAAAGATATAGTTAGAACATCCGAAACAAAAATAAGTTTTGGATTAAGTTGGCAGAATGTTTCATTTGAAGCAACTATTCAGCAAGATGGTATAGATAGAGAGAAGATAACTAAATTATCGATAAATGAGCATAATAAAAAATATAGTTTCAGGCAAAGTGATACTGATTCTAAGCTGGAATGCATATCTGATAATAGTGATGCTATTACCTATAAAAATTTAAAGTTCTCAAATTTTAAAACGCTGAATGAAAAGTTAGATAACTTATCCGACTCTGTTTTCTGGATCTCCCCAACTAGAAAGCAACCTCCCCGACAATTTGAGATTGGCCTAGGTATTCCTTTAAAAATAGAGCATGACGGAAGTGGTGTTGCTGAGATTATTTGGTCTTTAGCTGAAAATAATTCATTATCATTTAATGACATAAACAGTTGGTTAAGTAAAGCATGTGGAAGAGTTATTAATATAAGTGGTTCTACTATAAAATCAGGAAGGGGTAGAAGAACCGTAGAACTAAATACGATTTCAATAGAAAATTCAGAATCAGAAAGTCCATTAAGAATTCCAATTATTGAATCCGGTGAAGGAATTGCGCAATCTCTACCAATTGTAACCATTTGCGCTATGGCAGCAAATGGTGAGTTAGGAGAATTTCCAATAATTGCCGTCGAACAACCAGAATTACATTTACATCCTAAAGCATCTATAGATTTAGCAAATTTTATAATGCTATGTATAAAGAAAAATCCTAACATTACATTATTATTAGAGACACACTCTGAAAGCTTCATGAGAGCTATACAAATAGCAATCCTAAAAGATGAAATAGATGAGAGTATTGTAAATGCATATTGGGTATACAAAGACGAAAAATCATCAAAAATCAACAAACTTAAGTTTGATGAAGATGGTTATATTAAAGGTGATATCCCACAAAAGGTTTTTAGAGAAAATATTGACTTTTCAAGAGAGATTTCTAGTCTTAGACTAGGTAAAATATAATGCTAGCTATATTAAAAGAATGTGTTTTTGAACAAGAAAACGAGAAAGAACTAAATTATATTGTCAGTAGTGCAATATTAGGTCATGTATATATTCACTATGATGAAGATAGTGAAAAGATAAATAATTTTATAATAAATAATAAAGCAATTTGGCAGTCTGCACTTGATACTTATATTAAGGATTCAACAGACTTCATAATTAATAACAAAGTAGTAGTAAGTAATATACAGATATCAAACTGGACAAATAGCACACCAGAAATATCAATAAATGACGCTATAGATTTGATTAAAGCTCCATTTAATATTTATGTTGAAAATGAAAGATTTGATAAGAATTTCATTAGACTTATTTTATCTGACTATAACAGATCAATATTTGATAACATGAATAATAAAGGATTACTAACATATACAGCGGGAGGTATAGATGAGTTAAAAAAAGTGCTTGAAGAAAACATTTCTAAATTAGGGTATAGAAACAAAAGATTCGTTTTCGTTGATAGTGACTCATGTAATCCTACACATATATCTGACTCTGCCAGCTCAATTGCCAGTAATTGTAATGATTATCATATCTGCCATCATATTTTAAAAAGAAGGGCAATTGAAAATTACCTTCCAGTGGAGTACTTAATCGATAATATTCCTCAAAGTGAACGAATAACAACAAATACTAACTATGTCAAATATTCAACATTCAAAACTTTGACTCAGATTCAAAAAAATCACTTTCACATGAAAAAAGGATTTGATGATAATTCATGTGCTTCGAGTGGACTTTACAACACAAGTGATCCATCATTCACTTCAATAGCACAAGGTTTTGGAAAGAAGTTTGCCGAAAAATTTCTTCTAAAACAACACGAATACAATGATATAAGGTCTAAAATGCATCAACACCTTGGAGATTCTGAAATCGCTAGTATAGAGGAAACGTTCATGAACTTTGTAAGGTTGCCGCTATGAGTGTTTCACTAAACACAGATCCTAAGGTCTTGTTCATGACAAATTTACTAGAGGACCTTAGCTCTGGTGCAATTAAAATACCTAGTTTCCAAAGGCCATTGGTTTGGGATTGGGATCAAAGGCATGATCTGCTCTGTAGTGTCATGGAAGGATTACCCATCGGAGCAATACTGATTTGGCAAACAAAAAATAATCAAATGCGCCAAGAAAAGCGAATCGGTCCAATACAATTGAAATTTGAGGAAACTTTCCCAGTTAATCAATTTGTGATGGATGGGCTACAACGTTTATCTACGCTATATTGTGCATTATTTTATGATAAAAATAACCTCATCAACGACTCGTCGTCACTTGAACATGAGGTTTTTTGTGACTTAGACTCAGATAGTGTTGATGATCTATTTATTAACGCCACTCATCCCTCGTTGAAAAATATTATTAAATTTATCAGAGATCCGAAGCTAAATTATGATGGTAATCTAGACGATATAAGCAGGTATATTCCATTAAATACTATTTTGAATAGTCGTCTGTTTCTATCTCACCAAAGAAGGATTTCTATAGATAAAGAGCACAGAATAGATAAATCGGATGAAATTCAATCAGCCTTCAAAAATTATAAAATTCCAATCGTTCCATTAGAGTCTGATCGTCAAGATATTGTTACAAAAGCATTTGAAAGAATAAACAACCGTGGCACAACAATGTCAGAAGCTCATATGGTTAATGCTTTCAGTAACTCAATGCAATTTGAGTTTCTTGCATTACTAGAGAATCTAAAAAAGAAGTATCTTGTAGACAAAGTCAACCGAAACTGGGTTTCAATTGATGATGGAATAATTCTATCTTTGGTAAAGATTGAGTTGGGTATAGATATATACAGCAAATCTCCTGAGAAATTGTCAAAATCAATCAATGAAAGTTTGCTATCAAAGATATTTGAAAACTTTACGCAAGCCATACATTTTTGTGAACGAAGTCTTTTTATTGATTCACCATCTAAATTTCCATATAAAATGCAGCTCATCTGCATTCTTTTTTACTTTTTTAAATGCAGGAATAGAGATCTTGACAAACTTAGAGCTTGGTATTACGTCACTACATATGCTAAAGCATTTGGCGCAAATGCAAGAAACTCGTCTAATGCAATAAATGATTTTAGAAAATTTATTGATGATGGAGTTCTTACTTGGTCATTGAATTTTAAGCCTGAGTTTTCAATAGCGACTAAAAAAATATCACTTAAAAATTCAAGGTCAAGAGTATGGTCACATGCTTTGTACTTAAAACAAGTCGAAGTATTCGGTGACAGTGATTTAGTAACTATTGAATCAAATCTTTTGAAAATACCTGACGAATTAAACAATCGTTACCAATCTACTTATAAGAACAGAGCTGGAATGAACTTTTTGTGTCTTGAAAAGACCAGAAAGTTTTCTATATGTGATTTATCTCCTCGTGAAATGTCTGCACATTTTTTGACTGATGAACTTGTGAGTATGTTTAATGCAGGTAGATACGAAGAATTTTCATTAGAACGTGAACAATATATTTTCTCATGGGAAAAAGATAACATTATCAGCACATCAATATCAAAGCTAAATTTCTCTATATGAAGAGAACAGGGGGAATCACATTTATAAATGTGTTCCCCCTATATAATAATTCATCTTTGCTTAGAGTTTGAAATCATTTAATTGCTAAGCTTCTGGCTCAAATTACAAGATTTTCTCAAAGCCTATAAAGCCCAAAAAGCGTATGTACCATTTTTGAACTTTCCGACCATTGAACCTCTAAATTCAGAATCTAGTTACCCCTAGCCTTATTTCTTCAGTATCGAATAGATACTCTGACATACTGTAATCAATCATTTTCAAAAGTTATATTTGTTTAATTTTAGCTACGCGATTAGCTAATGGTGCAAGCAGATTCTCACTCAGAAACTTTACAGCTGGCATCGCCACTGCGTCTCCCATAGCCCTATATCCATCATTGTACGAACCGGGAATTTTGTAGCCATTTGGGGCTCCCATCAGTTTTGCAGTCTCTGAAATACTCAACAGTCTAGTGTGTAACTCACCGCTAATACTAATAACTAGATGTTGTCGGCTACTCCCTCCAGTTGGTGCACGGAGGCAGCCTGCTATATCGTCAAACCGCAGTTCCAAAAATTGCTGACCGTTTCTAATACGCATATACCCAGGGAACACCCTTCTACCCTCTTTTTCAAGCTCTTTGAGCTTGTTCATATGAGACTCCGAAATCATTGCAATATTTTTCGCTGACTTTTCCGGGTTATCCAAGGGATGATCAAAATCGATCAAAGACTGAAGGCTTATATTCTCTGAAAGAGGTTCAGGTAAGTCCCACCAACACCAATCTGACACTTTATCAGCTAAATTGATAATTTGTTTTGAGTGAGCCCAGTTTGGTTTATCAGACACAAAACCTTTTATATCGATGTGTTTTTGAACCCCAACAACGAAAATTCTTGGGCGAGATTGAGGTACCCAATTAACTGCGTCTAGCAGAACCGCTCCAACTCGATATCCTCGCTCTGACAATGCATTATGCAAAGAGACATAGTGTTCACCTTCCTTAGATGAAACAAGCCCGACAACGTTTTCAGCAACAACGACTGGGGGTAGCGAATCCATTTCATCAAGAACTCGAAACCACTCCCAAACCATACCGCTTCGTTTGCCACCGATGCCATCCATATTACCTGCGAGAGACAGGTCCTGACATGGAAAACTTGACCATGATAATTCATGCCTGGGTATTGCTTTTCCACATACGCTCTCAATGCTACCAGCTACGAAATGACTCGACCCATGATTAGCCTCAAAAACCTGCTGCTTTTTGCTGCAAATGTCATTCGCCCATACGGATTTAAAGCGACTTTTAAGGCCTTCTGTAACCAACCCACTTCCAGCAAAGAAGTCGCAACATCTGAAAGTAGTGATATCTTGCTTTCTGGGTATATCGAGAGAACTCTCATCATAGGCCAGCAAAGTATTTGTCATGTGACGTACCTTGTGAAACACAAATTACTGTTCAAAGAGACAGTAGTCTAACCTAAATAGTGCAAGTCGACTATTACCTCTATCGTTCTCAATTAATAAAAGTACGTTCAGACAAAGCTTTTCTTCTTAATTCTGAAAAGAAGAAATCGATCACATTAATTCGCCCATCGAAGAAGGCCAAATTTGCCTCATCAAAAGGTAGTTGTATACAGTCTTTCCCCTAACACCCCACTCTCTTCACCATCTCCGCATCAACTGCCACTGACGGCAACGCATATCCAACTCGGACACTGAGCTCACTCATCGGTACCTGCTTCGCGCAATAGTCATCATTACGCCCACTGTCCTGCTCCATGATGAACGCCACACCCTCGCCTTTGGCGTTATAAACCAGCTTGTAGAAGGCAGACGGTATCTGGTGCGTTTCATCCGCCTTGGGCAGTGAGGGCATCTCTTTTTCAAACAGTGACCCGGTCACGACGAAGAACGGTGACTCATAGGTGGCGCCTTTGCGAATTGCCGACTCGAGCTCTTCCCATGGTCCCTGATTGAGGGCTGACTTTTGCGGGGTGATGTTGCTGATGTAGTTGGTCTCATACCAATACGGGTTATTGGCGAACGCGGCCAACGGGGCCATGTGTCCTTTGTCGACGCCAATGGCTTTCCATGCACCACTGTAATCTTTCTCTTCGAGGACCGTCGTTCCCGGCAAGGCATCATTGTTGTCCCAATTCCTGCCCGGACTCACGCCAAAGTTCTGCGGCGTCACTTCATAGGCTACCCAGTTGGCAAACTTGGTTTCAGGGCTTAGCGACATGCCATAGATATGGGTGAACACCTGATGATTTCCCGGTGGGTTTTCAGGGCAGCCAATCGGGCAATGAACAGAGAAGGTATTGGCGGTTGCCAGTGACGAAGCCATCAGGCTGCCGAGTGCAAGCAAAAGGCGGTTCATGGGGAGTCCTTGTCATCATAAGTAACTGATATGTTGCCTAACACCATATCGATGTCAGGCCAAAACAAGGAGAGTTGTGAGTGAGGAGGAAGTTAAAAGTATCCGCTTTCTCAGATTAACAGCACCGTATCAGCCCTCCTCAATCACTTATTTTTAAATATCTGCGTTTTGTTGTGGCGAGGTGTTCGAATTTTGGTTCAAAAAAGCTAGTAGTACTTGATCTAGGTAAGTGTCATTCAGTTCATTTACCCGCGCTGGTAACAACTTGTCAGCTGTTTCGTCAATAAGCGTAATTAATTGTCCCCAAATCTCCTTTTGAGTGGCTTCATCTGCTGCCGCAGCATAATCGCTTTTCAAACTCTGTATAGTTTCCAGTGTGTCCTTACCTTCTGGGGCATTTTTAATCATCCCATCAGACCCAGTATTTTCTTCTGCGTATTTTAGCCAAGCTGCAATCAACGCTCCTGATGAAATCTGTTTTCGCTCCTCATCACTAAGATCAAGTTTGTTGTTCTCGAACGACTGCCTTATTTCGTTGAGTTGTTGCTCTTGCTGTTCTTCGTTCAGGGCAGAAGTTGCGTCGATTGGGGTTGGTAACGGCTGATTCACCGCAGTAGGTGCGGGAGGTGTACTGCCTACTGGATTACCCGGTACCGCCGTTGACTCCACGTCAGGTTGCCGTGCTGGCGCAGGGCCCATATCATCCCAAGAATTCGTCCAACTTTTCTTATTGTTGCTATACACTCTATTATCGTAATTAAGCATGTATATGTTTTTTCCATCCGTGGCATAAACAACTTTGTTTTCTCTTGACACCAAAGGCGCGTGACTGCGTGCGAGTACTCCTTCATCAAATTTATAGGGGTTGTCGAAAGAACCCTTAGGCGCTTCTTCATTTTGTCTTGATTCTACTGTATGAGATGCGGCAGGCTCAGAATCAACCTCAAGTCCGACACCCGGAACCGCTGGAACGGGCTCTACAGTTGATGACTTGCGAGTATTTAGTTCCTTTTCTTCATATGGCCCATAATATTTTGTCCCCAAATCAGTTTGTCTTTGGCTATCTGGAAGTGCAGAGGGGTTGGTATGCATTTCACCCGGAACCGCCGGAACGGCGGGATTCAATGTCAGACTACGTTGTTGTCTCCTATGCACCCGAGCCCAATGACTACCATTTTTCGCTTCCCCCTCTTGCCGCGTAGCTGTCGGTTTATTTTTTTCTTCAGTTCCTGCATGAACATGCTCTCTTGATTCACCCTCAACTGAATGTACTTGCCTAGGCTTGTTATGAGCTATTGTTGGATCATACATTTCCCTATCCTACTGACTGACTATTTTATTTATCTAGACAGCATAGAAAAATATTAGGCAGATGGACGTTTAAAAAAGGCAGAATGCCTTATCTGAGGTGATAATAGATGTAATGAAAGTCAAAATCTCACCAATGCAATAAGAGATTAAATTTGATTGTAAATATATGAAAGTTCATTAAATTCATTTATCAGTATTAGATACTCACTTAATTAATTAAGATACTGTGCACTCACCCCTCTATTTGTTTCGCAATCACATCGTCCCCTTGCTCTCCCCCCTTTTCCCTTGCTACATTTACACTGTTCATTTATACAGTATATTTTTACTATGCCAGCTATCCGATTCAAGAATACTCGCAGCCACGTCAACGTCTGGTGCCCGGCCAGCCACCTCGACCGCACCTCGCGGATTGATTACATCCCTGCCCTTTTAAAGGACGGCAGCTTGGTCTATTTCATGTTCGGCGGGTTCATTGAACGAAAGCACTTGCGCTATGAACAGCGGGTGAAGATGGTCAATGTCATCGGGTTCTCAGCCAACGACAATGATGAGGGACCATGGGAGACCGTGAGTCATGAGAGGCTGTTGGGTATCTTCAAAGAGCAGCGGTATTACTTGGTGTTGGATAAGGGGAAGGTGATTGGGGTGTGAATATAGTAAAGAATTTACTCTTATTTAATTTGCGAACTAACGCTGCATTTTAAAGTTATATTTCATTGATATCTCGTCTGTGGCTCGCTAAACCCTTTCGCAAGAGTTATCGTGCTCACGCAAGATATTACAAACTCAAAAATGACGGTAATTGATATGAAAAGATTCGCCCTGACTTGCATCTTCATTCTATTTTCATCTGGTTGTTCTGCTACAAAAAAGGAGTCGGTATGGATGAATGAATCAAATGTCCGAGCCTCACAAGAAGAAATACTCGCTGCAAAAGCCGCTTGTGATTTTGATAAAAAACAAAATTACATTGAATCACATGCATCAGGTATGAAAGATAAAAAGTACAAAAATAACAAGGAATTTGAAGCCGAACTCGATAAGTCATTTGGCATGATGAAAAATTTGTTTTCTTGTATGAGCAAGCAAGGTCTTACCAAGCGAAAAGTGACTGTCGAATAATGCTTTCTATCGGGCAGGTATAATTCCTGCTCCTTCAAAAATAGCTAACGCTCAATCGACACCACATTGTCATCACCACCATTTAGCTCCATGACCACCTCAAAAGGAGCGGAAGCAATAAAGCCCTCCCAAAGCCAGCCGAACTTCTCGTCTGAAATATAGGGTTGAAGCTCGAGCAAAAGATGAGCATAGCTTCGGTGGTCACCTTTATGATTCTGAGCCTTATCCAGCGCTTCTTCTTCAGTCATGTCGTTTCCTCTCTTGTCCTCTAATAGCTTTTTCAATCAGTTCATCAAAATATCTCGCGGCACCGGGGTCGAACTTTGCAAAGGAATCCCTATCAAACAGCCAAGCGCAAAAGTGTTCAGCATGGTATTCATAGTAATCTCGCCGAGAGATACCCGACTGTGAATACCTTGAAAGAAACCGCTTCGCCACTTTCTCGGCCCTCTCAGCTCCCGCCCAATAGTGCACTTGATGCCCCAACTCATGCACCCATGTGGCAACCAGTTCCGCCTCGGGTGACACCTTAGCAGCAATGGTCCAAAGACCCGGTGCATCGCCGCTTTCGCGTGTATCCACCGCCAGTTTCACCGCTGCTTTAAGCTCCTCGGCTACTTGCTTGGCCTTATTGTCACTAAGCTTCACCTTACTGTTGCCTTTCACCACCACATGGTTGAACACGGATGCGGTAAATCCACCGGTGCGGGACGGATTGGTGATGGTGTAGTTGTTGTGGCCATATCGGCGCTGGTCTTCATCAAGATAATCCAGCACCTGTTCACGTATCCGACTTGCAGCACGGTTTCGCGAGCCCATCTCTGCCTGTTTGATAATCAGGGTTTTGATGTCCTTCGCCTGCGTAAACTCGGCCACCTTAGCCAATCTCTTCTCCGCCCCCGGTACCTGTTCCAATATACGCCCAATTGCCTCGCCAGTAATGTTTTTCAGTGTGGACAGGGCACTGGGGACGACAGGTTTTATGGGAGGGGCGGGCTTGTCTGGGGTGCCCACCGCCTTAGTAAAAGCTTTGTCCTTCTCCTTGGCCTGTTTCTCCACCCCCGCCAGTCTCGCCTTCCCCGGGTTATAGTCCCAACCGGGATCGAGCCCTTCGGTGACCATCATGGTTTCGCCGGTGCGCTTGTTGGTCCATTCGGTTTGGGTGACCTTAGGGGCATCTGATGGTCCGCCTCGCCTTTCTACCTCTTCCCGCGTAAGTTGCCTCACCCGACAGCGACAGCCAAAGCCGTTTGGCGGCATATGGGTGTCCCAGAACGGATGGTCAACAGGCAGGATGAGACCTTCCCACAAGGTGTGTTGATGGCGGTGCTCTTTGGAGGGGCCGAGGCCATAACGCAGATACGGTAATACGGCCTTATTGCGCGTAATGCGGGCCCATTGCCCGGTCGCGCGGGAGGTACGCAGGTTGGTGTCGTAGATAAGTTTCAGCCGCCTCGGGGTACCCAGCTCAACCACAGAACCATCCGGCATCAGTGCCCTGCCTAGCCATCCCCGCTTGGCTAACATGGGCTCGAGCTCGGCTTTGAACCTTGCAAACGTCTTGCCCTGCGCCAGTGCCTTATCCACGCCATGGCGGATGTCTATCAGGAGGTCCTGCGTCATGGCCTTGGCCACCATAAACGCCTTGGTGTGCTCCTCACGCCAGACCTCGTCATAGTGCCATGCAAGGCGGTAACCTTTGGCCCGTAAATAGGCCAGCGCCTCCTCCGGTACTGGCGGGGTAGCAGGAACTATCATTCCTCGCCTTCCCGGCCCTCCCCATAGGCCATCAGGCCTGCCTTGGCGAGGCTGTCAGTGAGGGCTTTCGGGTCAACTTTCTCGAGCAAACTTGGCAGGAGGGCCAACAGGTCGTCATAACTTTGCGCGGCCTTCACCGCCTCGAGGATGGGGTCAGTAATGCTGCGGCTCTCTTCCCAGTCATCCAGCATCATCTCGGCAATAGTGTCGATATCATCCGGCGTGGTGCGGTTAAGCGCCCGTTGCTGGGCAGGGTTTTCCTCCTCTGGGGTCTCTGGCTGCACCGGCACACCCAGCAGGTCCGCATCACTGGCAGGCTCGGACAATCCCAGTTTCGCCCTCACTTCCTGCGCCGAGACCTTCAGCCCCAACGGGACCAACTTTTCAAGGTTCGCCGCCAGTGCGTTGATGTCTTCCTTCTCCGGGATGGCGATAACCACCTTGGGATAGGTTTTCTGGGGACCGAAATTGAGGTCGATAAAGGGGCGAATGAGGTCACGGTTTAAGGTGTTCGACAGCTGCCGGGCGTCCGCTTCAATCAGGTCCTGCCGGACCTCGTTCTGGGCATCTTCGTTGCCGAGTTTCCCCGGCGTACCTTCAGTCGTGGCCGTCTGACCGAGCACCGCCTTAGAGACCTGCCTGTCTATCCATTCCACCAAACGGGCGAACACATCCGAAGCTCCGGAGGCCTGTGAGATTTGCTCAAACTCAATCAGCATCGAATCGGGCAAGATAGCGGCCGCGTCCGAGCCGATATTGGCCACCGCCGTTTTGAGGATAGCTTTGTCTTCCTCGTTGGCTCCGGGCCCGTATTTCCCGAGCCTCAGCGGAATCCCATAAATCTCTAAAAAGCCCAGCCAGTCCTTGAGGCCATACATCTTGCAGACATACGAAAAGGCCACCAAGCGGGCCAAGCCACCGCGCAGAATCAGCCTGACTTCATCCGGGGTTTGTGAATGACAAACTTATACGGAGCCAGCGGAATGCCATGGACTGGGTCGCGCTCATCCATTAAGCGCAGTTCGTCCGGCCGCTGCTGATGGAACTGGAAAAACCGCGGGTCACGCCAGCGATAATCCGACGGTGTCCACGTCTCGCCGCTGCGGTCCCACATGATTTCATTGACGCTGAAACCTTTGCCCAGCGCATCAAGGGCATTGTCGACCAGTTCACCAAACTCCGGTGCTTCGGTGAGTTCTCTTACAGCGTCAGCCAGCTTCTCGCTATGACTGTCCTCGCCTCCGGCCTCAATGTTGACCGGCAGCCCGGCCACAGCCAGTTTTCGGGTTCGCAGCACGCTGGAGTAATGCGGGTCCCGCTCCTCCATCTCCTCGGCAAGGGTGAGATAGGCCTCGAGGTCGCCCTCACCAGCAGCAATCAAGATACTGGCGAGCCTTGCTGGCGTCAGGCCACTCGCCGCCGAGCCACTGCCCCATGGGTTTCTAATTGCCGTGGCCCCGGCAATTTCCCGTGTCAGTTTCGGTTTGGTCACCATGCGCCCTCCCGTTTAAAGCTGTTTCCGCCGCCTCTTACCCGCTCGTACTCATAATGCTCAATGCTCGCCCCTGCCCAGCGTAGGAACTGACTGGTGCTGTCGACCTGATCGAACGTGTCACACAAGGGGCAACTGAAGAGCTCCCGCTCATAATCCGGCAGCCACTCAGCCTCCTCCGGGAAGAACACCTTCCGGCTTCAAACTTGGGGGACTCAGACGAGAGGCGGATGATTTTGTCGTTCTCGGGCTCGATAGGAATGACCGGCAGGCGGGTTTCGGCCCGCAGGTCCTGAATCAGTTGCTGGCCACTGGCCTTGTCCTCAATCAACATCGCGTGGGGCGGGAATTTCTTGGCAATGCTCTTGGCCATAGACCTCAGGGCAGGGTATTCCACCCGGTCACGCCAGACATACAGCAGGTAATAGGCGAGCTTGGTCTCGGCCCACACGGGTACACACCGAAGGGTCATTAATTTCCTTGGCCTTGTTGGCCGTATCCCAACTGTGGACGATTCGAATAGGATGGGCTGGCGGTACCCGATAGCGTTTTATCCACGCCCGCTTAATCAATCCCCCTTCCGAAGGCGCGGGCCGCTGCTGATACAGGGCTTCCCAGTTGCGGGTTCCTGCGTGCGCTTTCCTGTCGCCAGAAAGCCGGGGAAAACCAGTCCGTCCAAAGAAACTCGCCCCGGTCTCGGCCTAACGGGTCATCATCGCGTTCACATTCGGCCTGCAGCGAAATGACATACCACTGCTCGCCATCCTGCGCCTCAATCCAGCCGGACTGGCCGCTGTAGTTCTTGGGCAAGATACGCCCGACCGGGTCGTCTTCGTGCCAGCGGGTCAATATCCAGATGATGAAGCCGTTGGGTTTGAGGCGGGTCCGCAGGTCCGATTTATAGGCCTCCCATGTCTTGTCACGGATGACCTCACTGTCAGCCTGCTCCCGCCCCTTGATGGGGTCATCATTGATAAGGCCATCGGCCCGGTTCCCGGTAATGCCAGACAGTACACCCCCGGCCATGTAGCCAGCCCCGTTGGTGAGTGACCATGCCTCAACTGCTTTGTGGTCCGGCGTCAGCTGGCTGCCAAAAATGGCTTCATATTCCGGGCTTTTGCAGATTTGGCGGCACTTGCGGGAAAACTTCCACGCCAGATTGGAGGCATAAGAGGTTGAGATGATTTGCTTACCGGGGTTCTTGCCCATGAACCAGGTGGGAAACACCACGCTGCCATAGGTGGACTTGGCCGAGCCCGGTGGCATGAATACCATCAGGCGTTTAATTTCCCCGGCTTCCACCCGCTCAAGGGCCTCATTGATAAGCTGATGATGGCGGGCAGGCAACACGGTATCGGGGTAGAATTCCTCACAACCTTCATCGTCATTCATCGGCGCACCGGGAATGACAATGCTGCGGCAGAACGCATCCAGAGAATGACGCGCCCGCATGGCCCGCTTTCGCTCAAGCAGCGTCAGCAGTTCACGCTTGGCCTCGGTCATAGTTTCTTCCGAAGCTCAGCGATGCGTGCATCGATCTCGGCCTCACTCATCTCCCGCTCCTGTCCGCCGGGCTCGTCCAGCCCACGGATTTTGCGGATGGTGTCGATGTTGAGGCGATTTGTCTCGGTAAGGAGTTTGAGGTTTTTGGCATCGGCCATCAGCAAGCGGCACGCCTGCTCATTGGCCCTCAGGTCACGGAGGGTTTTGTTCACGAGGCCCAGCGCCAGACGGGCATTATCAAGGCCAATATCCATGTCGCGGATATCGTCTGAAGCGGCTTGTTCAATCGCTTCGACCACGGCTTCCGGCTGGTCCTCCACCTCCGGCAAGGCTATCCCCGCAAAATGGGCCCTCACCCGTTCACGTTTGACCTGTCCGTTATCCCGCACCCAGCCATGTTTCTTGGCCTGACGGCGAATCGCCGCCTCAGAAATGCCGTAGGTCTTGGCGATTTTCCGGTTCGACTCCAGTCCTTTGCGGTATTCGGTTTCCACGCCCAGCCAGTCAATTGGCGTCATGGCCTTTCTCCTTTCGCTGAAGCTTGAGGTGTTCGCGCTTGTACCAGAGGTTGGTGATGAAGGTACCAAGACCAATCAAAAGGCCGCCCAGTGCCACCCACTCGTTGAAGGCAAGCCCGGCAAAGACGGTGGCGGCAGAGGCAGAGTAATTCACGCCGACGGTGAGTTTTTCCATCACGACTCTCCTCGGAAAGCATCACGGAGCGTAGGGGCCACCTTCTCGACACTGCGCCCGACGACATATCCGCCAAGGCCAATTTGCAGCAGCATCCATGCCTCGGGGGCCAGACGAAAGGCCAACAGGCCAAAGCTGTCGAGGATAACCAGCGCCAGAAAACACAGCATGGTCACCGGTCGCCAGATACGTTGCAGCCAGCTATCACCCTGCGCCTCGGCCGTGATGACCTTGGCCTGCGCTTCCATCAGTCTCGATTCATAATCCAACACCTTGGTGGCCATGGCCGTTTGCAGCTCGAACACCCGGGCTTTGACGGCCAGCCTTTCTTCATCACTGGTGTGGAGGTCATCAATGAGGTCGGTAACCGGAGAGACCAGCCCGGCCAATACATCCCATACCGCCATTAGCCTTCCTCCAGCGGATACTCTGCCCAAGGCAGCTGAAAATGGGGGCCATCAGGAAAACTTTTCCAATCCCCACCCCATTCGATAGGAATACCCAGCTCAATGGATGCCGCTTTGACGGCATCCGCAATGCGGTAATGCAACGGCCAGTCCCAACGCACTTCCCCGCAGACCCATGCGCCAAGGTCCACGGCATGGCCCGTTAGGTGGCGGCTGTTCATGGTTTTGGTCGCGCCCTTTTTGAACAACACCCGCTGACGTTCAGGCGTGCGCAGGCCCTCGAGGACAGTGAAGTCGACCCCGGTGAGGGTGATGGCCTTTTCGACCAACTGAATAAGATGAGGGTGAACGGCCGTTAGCCGCTCGCGGGAGCGTGTCCCCAGCCGATACGCCATGGTGTCTCCTCGGGGAGTGGGAATCCATAGCTGTAGACTGGGGGTTTTAGGCGAGGTTGATTAGGTGAAATGGTTCACCGAGCAGAAATACAAAAGGCTTTAGCAATCATCCAACGTAAACTTGATTGAATCCAAGTGTTTATTTTTATTGTCTTTAATTTGATAGACCAACACCCCTCCATTCTCAAAAAAGTTAGATGGGCTATTGCAAAGAAACTGCGCGTAGCCGCCCATTTCCGACTTCTTGAGGGGCTTCCTATCTTGAGGGTAAACAACACTCGTTTCGAGAAGGTTATAACCAACCGAAACACTCTCCAACGTCCACCCAGCAGATATCTCCAAAGGCAAGTCGGTTGATAGAATGTCGGCTATACGCTGAATAACCGATTGGTGATGAAATTGTTTATTCAAATCTAGTGCATTTTTTCTCAGGTGCTTTGCTGGTAAGTGCTTTATCTCAGCCCACAACTGCGGGTGTTTGTCTTTGAACTGATTATCCCCCAAAAACAAGCCAACACAGGGTGCAGGGTCTATGGAATCTTGCTTACCTAAATGCAATAATTCCTCTGTCAACGCGTTTTGACATTCATCCTTCAAATACTCTTCGGCCAGCAGGTTGATCTCTTCGAGAGTAAAAACCTTGCGATATGCATTGAAAAGTTCTGTTTCATATTGGCTACTAAAAAAATAATCATCCAAAAATTTATTAAACACTAACTGCGAAGACACTCGGTCAATACCATTTGCTTTTGCAGGAGATGATTCGTAGCCAGTCATAGCTAAATCCATCATGCGAGTTTTTAAATAAGAACGCTTGCCATCAGGCAGTAGTCCTTTGACGAATTTCTCGAAAACAATTTTCTCTTCTGGCGTATCGGCAATTGTTTGGCCAGACAGTGACAAGAGCACTGCTGCAATGCTCATGAGTGACAGTTTTTTCATAGACGACTTTCTATCCAGATAAATAATTGACCAATTCGAAGGACTCCCTTTGTGGAAGTTATTCTTTTATTTGACGAAACAGGCCAGATAATATTTGAACAGTCGGGAAACATTAAGTTTGAAAGTCGATTCTGGGAACCACTATCAATTTTTGCTAACACCGCACAATATTCAACACATGCCGCCTCGATAGCATATTCCCGCGCAAGGTGCATGGCCCTGTTGGACTCCCGCTCTGGCATCCCATGGTAGGTCTTTCGAATAAGCTGGTTTCTGACCCGCCGTACCATGACCTTGTTCGGGATGTCGAGCGTCTCACCGCCATAGAACCTACACAGCCGCTCCGCATCAACCTGCCCAATGGCCAGCACCAAGGGATGAAAGTGGGTCGGGAAGTGCGGCACGTAAAGGGTGGCGCCACCCATCTCCTGCCCCAGTTTTAGCGCGGCCACGGGCCCTATCACCTCAGCAATCTCATGCAATACCGTCATCCACTTCCCCCTTGCGACGCAGGTGCGTCGGATTTTGTGCGCAGTGGCGACGCAGTGTGCGCAACCGATAACCGACCCAAGATTGTCTCAATGGCCGTGATTGCTCCCCGCTCTGAATGAGCCCCCCGTCGCAGCGGTAGACCGTCCAGCCAAGACGCATCGCCTCGGAATACTTCACCATGTCACTGGCAAAGCCCTTGCCCCGGGTATGCCGTCCCCCGTTCCATCCGCCGCCCTCGACCTCAACCGCCATCAGCCTGTCCGGCCACGCAAAGTCGAACCGCCAACGCCGGGTCGGATGAAACCGGTATTCCCTTTCCGGCTCCGGTACGCCCACGGCCAGCAACTGCATAGCGAGGGTGGCTTCAAGAGCGCTCATTTTTCAGCCTAACCACGTTGCTGCACAAGTCCTCAATGGACATCTGCTGCGGCCGATTAATGGCTCGTCGGCCTCCCTGATAAACCTCCTTGGCCTTCTCGATATTGCCCACCACCATCGGGTCATCGACCTCATGGCCGCTTTGGGTGTTGTTGGCCTCGCTGATCCCAATGAGTTTCTTGGGATACCCGGTCGGTGGCTGGCCCGTATAGGCGCGGTAACGTCGGACAAACTCGTTGTGACGATACGGCAGCTCATCGCTCTCGGTATGGCACAGAGACACCCAGCCGCCCATGTCGCTGATCACCTGATGGATGATCGGGTCGTCAAACACCACGGACTGCCAAGCCCCCACAGACTGAATGGCCCCGTGTACCTTGGTCCATGCCAGTTCGCCTCGGGTCTGGGTATTGCCCTCCATCTGGCGGATGATGTCGGCAGGCTTGGGGAAGAACTGCCCGGTATCGGTATTACGTAGGTGTAAATCCAACGCCCGCCTGACATCCTCGAGGGGGAAGTCCTTGAGGGCATTCCAATAAATCCCGAGGGATGGCCGTGACAGGGGCTCTTTCATGTACAGACTGGCCGTCAGGCACATCAACTCCGCAAACAGTGTTTTCTCAGAAAGGTCCATAATCCACACTCCCAGACATCAGGGCTGCCCGGCGCTCTTCGCTGATCGGCGACGCATCCGGCGCATCAATCCACTCTTGAATTTCCTTGGTAAACAATCCCGTGTAGCTGTCATTGGCCGCTGTGGGTGTGTGCTTGGTAGCGAAGCGCTTGGCATTGCGCATCCAGTTACGCCATGCAGCGGTCCAATCCTTGAAGGTCGAGCCCTTGGCACGGTGGTAGTCCAGAAACTTCTCGGTTTCCTGCGTCAGGTCGACCACAATCTCGTTCTTGGTCGCCCAGTTGAACAGCTCTGTAGAAATCTCAAAGTTGGAGGGAGTGGGTGAAGCTCGTGGGGCGCGTCGCTCGCGCGCGCTGTCTTTTGTAACCTTGTCTTTTGTAATAGTGTCTTGTCTATTGTGGTTGTCGGGGCTGACTTTTTTATGAGTCGATACTGACTTTGACTCGAGTCGGGATTGACTACCCCCCGAGTCAACATTGACTTTCTTTGTATGAGTCGGGGTTGACGTTTTAACGAGTCGAACCTGACTTTTTACCTCGCTCCGCTTGTCCTCATAAACCCATTCATCGGTCATAGGATTGAGGCCAATTTGCTTGTCGATGACGATAAGAATATTGCGCCGTTTTAAGGCAGTTTTGACCTTGCCGATGTTGGTGACGTGAATGCCAGTCAGCTCGGCAATTTGCGCATTACACATCCAGTCCATGCTTTTATTGAAGCCATAGGTTTTCATCATCACGGCCTGCACGACCCGGCTCTCTCTGTCACTCAATCGGACACGGCAGAGGGCACGGCCCAGCTGATTGGCCACACGATAGAAGCCATCCTCCACTGAGGCTTTCTGGCCCTCGGGGAAGTTCACCACGTTGGACGACATACTCATGATGCACTCCTTTCAACTGGGCGCTGCTCGGTCAGTTGCGGGTAGTGGCTTTCCAGCACATCAATGGCCGCCAAGGTGGTGGCCGCAGATTCTTTCAGTTCTCGGTAGGCTTTGCAGACGGTTGGCTCGCAGTCCGGGCGGTCACTGAGCTCAATGACAGACAGCTGGGCTTCCATGTTTTCTTTAGTAAGGGCGGCAGCCAGTTTGTCGCAGTTGAGGCTTTCGCCCTGCTCTGGGCGGGCTCCAATGTAAAGGCCGCTTAAGGGGTAAACGTCGTTGAGGTAGGCAAGGCGGATATCGGGGGGCATGGCGGCAACAATGGCCTGTTCGACAAAGAAGAGTCTGGCGGGAGAGCGTTTGGTGCCGTTATCCATCAGCCCAAGCCAGCGGAACACCTTCTGACGATTGGTGTTCATGTCGGTATAAGGATCGCCAGTATCCATGAAGAAGATATCCTCGACCTGGAGTTGCTTCTCGAGGCCGAGGAAGCGGAAATGTTCAACGATGTCGTTGGCAACCTGTGTCTGATTCATGCGGGGACGCTCCATCCACTGTTGCAGGTGTTTGTGGAGCAGTTGAAGGCGATGTTTATTGATGGTCATAGTCATAATGCTTCACCTCGACTAGAGTGAAATCGCTGATGGAGATCAGCGGCGGTGTCTGAGACCGGCATCTACTACTTTTAATTTGCCGTGGGTCAGTCGTTCAATCTGAAACGCTCTCAGTGGGGGGACGTGTTCCCCCCATTGGGAGATTGATGAGTTAGTGATGCCGAGCGCTTCGGCGAGTTTGGTCTGATTGCCAAAGAATTTAATAGCGTCTGATTTGTTCATTGCGTCTCTCCTGTATGAAGATTGCTCGTGAATCTTAGCATGCTAAGAGAAAAACTCAAGACACTAAATTGTTTTTGAGTTTAGAATACTAAAATGAGTATTTCAGACCGCATCAAACAACGCATGGCCGCACTAGGCCTAAAGGGCGTTGACATCACTAGAGCCACCGGCGTTTCCAGCGGCGGTGTCAGTCAATGGATGAGTGGAATGACCAAGCCCAGCGGGGTGAAAGTTTTTTCTCTGGCCAAAGTCTTGAAGTGCGATCCGCAGTGGTTGATGCAAGGCGAGGATAAAGGAGACCAAGTCCCCACCATTGATGCATCATGCTTGGGAACATTGAGCCATGGGACAGTGAGACAGGTCTTGATGAAGATGAAGTAGAAGTTCCTCTCTTTACTGAAGTCTGTTTGTCAGCAGGGCCCGGCGCATTTCCTGCACCAGAAGTAACGGGTCCGAAGCTTCGTTTTGCTCGCTCAACCCTTACCCGCAAAGGCATCGAGCCAATTAATGCTGCCTGTGCAAAGGTCGAGGGAAATAGCATGGAGCCCGTGCTCCCTGACTCTGCAACAATCGGTGTCGATACGGGGAACCGCACAATCAAAGACGGCGATATGTATGCCATCGACCACGACGGTATGCTGAGAGTCAAACTGATTTACCGCTTACCGGGTGGCGGACTTCGTCTTCGAAGTTTCAACGCCGACGAATATCCTGACGAGCACTATTCTAAGGAAGAATCCACTGCCATCACCATTATTGGTAGAGTGTTCTGGTATTCCGTTCTTCGCTAATCTTTACCTTTCTCCCTAAGATTTCAGAAAAATCAGTGGGCTATTTGCTCATCAAACTAAATATTTCTTAGTTTAATAAATAAGACAAAACTAAGACTCTTAGCTTGCTAAGGTTTCCTTGTCGTTACCCACGACCGAGGAGGTCCCATGAACAGACACAGCATCATTGATACCGATCTCAACCGCTACCTCGCCGAGCAGACACGCCTCGATGAGAGAGCATTCACCATCGATAACCTCACCGGCGATATCTCCAAAGACCTGTTGGCTGGCAACCACGTTCACATTGGCAAAGACGACTGGCACTTTGACGACGTCCTGTCCAAAGCCTTTGAAAGTTATGATTTCTGCATGGTGTGTGAGGCGTTGGCCCGCACCCGTGGCGACCGGGAGGCATTCTCTAACCTCTCCGAAGAGTACCAAGCCTCATCGCCGAAGCCGCCGAGGACATCGCCTTCAAGCTTGCTACCACTCTTGTGGAGGATCGCCAACATGACCGCCTGTGAACAGTACCCGACCAAAGCTGACATCCATCAACACTATATCGATGCCCTCATTCAAGGCACCAACTACGTCAACCTTAATGACGAAGACCGCTTTCATTTCCAGCGTCGTCTTGGCATCGGTGGCAGCGACGTTGCCGCCATCTTAGGCCTCAGCCCCTACCGCACCGCCTATGAGGTGTGGGAAGAAAAAACCGGACGCAGTGAGCCAGACGATCTCTCTGACAACGACCGCGTCCATTTTGGTAACGAGCTCGAGGATGTGGTGGCCAGAGAATACGCCCGCCGCACCGGGCAGAAAGTCCAAAAGCGCAACCACCCTTTCGTCCATAAAACCCAGCCATGGCTTCGCGCCAACATTGACCGCCATATTGTGGGGGCTGACAAAGGGCTGGAATGTAAAACCGCGGATAAGTGGGCAGCTCGGGACATGTGGGGCAAAGGCAATGTGTACGCCCACCGCGACGGTGAGGTGATGTTGGTCGAGGCCGATGAGAAGTGCCCGAGCACTACATGTTGCAAGAGCTGCATTACATGGTGGTACTGGATAAGCGTGAGTGGGACTTGGCCGTGCTCATTGGCGGCAATGACTTTCGAACCTACACCATGCAGTGGAGCCAGCAGTTGGTCGACATTGTGGTCAACAAACTCACCACCTTCTGGTTTGAGCATGTGATAGCTGATGTCGCTCCCGAGCCTCAAACCCTACAAGATGTAGAGTCCATCTACCGACAGGATAATGGCAACAGCATCGTGGCAACGCCTGATGTCATCAACACCTACCGCCAGTACATGACCGTCAAAGAGCAAATACAAGCACTGGAAACCGAGGCTTATGGTCCTAAAGTCGGCGGCAAACGCATCGGTGGCCTCGACATGCAGATCAAGGCCTTCATGGGCGAACATGCCGAGCTCCTTATCGATAGCGAAGGCAAGAAGCTGTGCAGCTGGAAGACCCAAACCACCAACCGGGTGGACACCGCGGCCCTTAAAAAAGCCGACCCTGAACTGGTTACCCAGTTTACCCGCCGCACACAAAACCGCGTCTTTCGCGTCTAGGAGGCCATCATGACCGCAGAACTTACCGAAATACCGACCACAGAGCTTGCCATGGTGGAGTCGCCTGCAGGTCACTGCGACTTGGCCACCTTGATGTTTAATCCAGACATCATGTCCCGGCTTGAGCGGTTTGCCGAGTTGATGGCAGCAGGCAAAACCACGGTACCCAATCACCTACGCGGCAGCCCGGGTGATTGTCTGGCCGTGACCTTACAGGCCATGCAATGGGGCATGAACCCGCACGCGGTGGCACAAAAAAACACATCTGGTTAACGGCACCCTTGGGTATGAGGCCCAACTGGTGAATGCCGTCATCAATACCATGGCGCCAACCAAAGAGCGCCTGCATTACGAATGGTTTGGGGAATGGGACACATACATTAACGGCGGTCTCCAGAAAAAAGACGAAGATGGTCTCGGCGTCAGGGTGTGGGCCACTCTGAAAGGCGAGCAGGAGCCGCGAGAGGTGGAGGTATTGTTAAAGCCCGTCACGGTCAGAAACTCACCGAACTGGAAGTCAGATCCCCGTCAGCAGATCGCCTATCTGGCGGTCAAACGCTGGTCGAGACTCTACTGCCCAGACGTGATCCTGGGGGTCTATACCCCCGATGAGCTGACCCCCCCGGAAGAGAAGGCCATCAACGCGGCACCGGCAGGACGCCGTCGCACCGAAAGCCTGCTCTCCCGCCTGCAAGAGAAGGAGTCACCCCATGAACAGGACGCTTTGGTGGCGGTACTGGCGCAGATCGCGTCTGCTGAAACGGAGTCCGCACTGGCAGCGGTGGAAACGTCGGCGAAAACGCTTGAACCTGAACAGATGAAAACAGCCCGAGCTGCCTACAAAGCCCGTCTGGCTTCGCTGCGTGAGCACGATGAAACACCGGACGTTCCGGTCGATACCTCGGAGGACGCCTGATATGTTATCGGTACTCTGTCGACTTGGCGCAGACGCAGTGCTGCGCACCACCCCGGGCGGCCAGCGGGTCGCCAGCCTCAGCCTCGCCTACTCCATCGGCTATGGCGAAAACAAGCAGACCCAGTGGATTGATGGCAGTTTATGGGGTAACCGGGCGGAGAAGCTCGTCCCCCACCTGACCAAGGG